CGACCTACGCAGCGGTGGTTGCGGCCAGCCTGGATGGCACGTTTGCTGCCATCACGACTGGCACGTCTACCCAGCGCGTCGGCTACATCGGGGACAACCGCTACGTTCGCGGCGTGTTCACGCAGGCGGGCGGCACGATGCACGCCAACTTCGTGATCCTGCGCGGCCACCCGGCCCGCACGCCGCTCTCGTAACACCAAACCTGTGACGGGGGTGGGGCAACTCACCCCCGACATTTTGCATGACAAAGCCGACAGGCTGGTGGCTGGGGCTCCGCTATATGAGCCGCCAGCAAGTGGTAACACCCACTGAGCCGCATCCCGAGTTTCCGGAGAGTATGCGGCCCGTTCAAACGGTGTTCGCAGACGCGACGGTTCTCAATGCGGGGGCGCAGTGGAAAGAGATTTTGCAGGGCTGGCGCGACCAGTGCCAAACCCTGATCTGCTGGATACCAGACGTTCGGCATCACGAATCGACGGGCGCGCGGGTCACGCGCGAGGATGTACTGGAAGCCCTGAAGGCTCCCGGCTGGCGTTGCGTAGAGGATGCACTGATTGAGGGCCACGCCTTCATCGTCATTCATCGCGGCCTTGGCGCATGGCATTACGTGCCGTGGGGGCAGGGTGAGGCAAAACGGTGCCTGGTGTTCCGGTCTGGCGCGTTCGGGGATGCCATCATGGCGTCGTCCGTGCTGCCGGGCCTCAAAGAACAGGGCTACAAGATCAGCTTTTATTCGCATGATCGCGGCGCGGAAATCATGCGCTTCGATCCGCACATTGACGAGGTTGTGGCGCTTGGCGACAAGCAGGTGGCTGACGACGAAATGAGCACCTACTGGAAAGCAATTTCCAGCCGTTTCGATCACGTCATCAACCTGACCAACGCAGTCGAGGGGCGCACCCTCCCGCAAGCATGGCACAATGAATATTGGTGGCCGGACGATCAGCGGCGACGGTCGTTTGGCGGTTCGTATCTCGCGGACCATCACTTGCTGGCAGGCGTGCCCGGCCCATACCGGGTGAAGTTCTATCCCTCCCCGGATGACGCGGGATGGGCAAAGGATACAGCAGACCGCCTTGGCCCGTTCGTCATAGTCGTTTTGCGGGGCTCCGCTTACTACAAGTGGCACCCGCACATGCACAAGGTAGTGACGCAGCTACTGGCGCACACGTCCTTTCGAATCGTGCTCGCGGGCGGCCCGGATGCGCGCGACCTAGAGGCTGTCATTCTGCACACCGTGATCGAATATCACGGCACGAAAGAGCGGGTTGATTCGGTCGTGGGCGACAAAACCATGTCGCAGGTCATGGCGCTGGCGCAGAAAGCCGCGCTGGTGATCGGCCCCGAGACGGGCATCCTGAACGCCGTGAGCATGGAAGACGTGCCCAAGGTTTGCCTGCTAAGTCATTCGGCCCCGTCTAACCTGACGGATGATTGGAAAAACGCGGTTGCGCTGATCCCACAGGTGCCTTGTCACCCGTGCCACCGGCTGCACCACAAGGAAGCCGGGACGTGCCCGATTGACAAGGAAACCGGCGCGGCGGCCTGTGCGGCTGCTGTTCCACCGGCTGATTACATTCAGGCCATTCTCGCGATCCTGGAACATGCGAATCAAAGTTTTGCGGCCTGACCCGGCATTGGCCGAGGACGGGCTATCGGTTGGCGACGAAGCGGATATGGCCCCAATGCGGGCGCTGCCGCTGATTGCTACCGGGGTTGTCGACCTTGCGGACGAGCCGAAAGAAACACGGATCGTCCGGGGTTATGAGCGGAAGGGGACGGCATGACCTACAAGCAATTGTCGGCGGCTGGGACCACCCCTGTCACGCGGGATGAAGTGAAGACGTGGCTGAAGATCGACGGCACGGCGGAAGACGCATTGCTCGACGGGATCAATGTCGCGGCGACGAAGTGGGCCGAGCAGTTTCTTGGCCGGACCCTTCTGCAAGGGACGTGGGAATACACCGCGTCGAGTTTCCCGCAGTCAAGCAACGGCTGGATTGAACTGCTCCACGGGCCGGTGCAATCGGTTGATTCCGTGACCTACCGCACGTTGGGCGGCGGGACGGGAACATGGGCCGGGACCAGCTATCAGGTTGACACCAACAAGGAGCCCGCGCGCCTGCGCCCGGTTCCGAGCGGCCTGTGGCCTGACGAGGATGACGACTATTTTAACGCAGTCACGGTGCGCTACACGGTGGGCTACGGCACGGCGCAGAACACGGTTCCTGACGGCATCAAGATAGGCATCAAAGAGGCAGCGGCGGCGATGAATGAGCATCGCGGCGAGGACGTGCATCCGAAGTTTGCCGAGGTGCTGCTTTATCCCTTCCGCATCACGACGTTCCGCTAATGCGCGTTCCGGGTCTGGGCAAAATGCGGGAGCGGGTGACGCTTCAGCAGGAAAACAACACGTCAGACGGCGGCGGCGGATCGACGCTTGCGTGGTCAGACGTTGCCACGGTCTGGGCAAAACTTGAGCCGTTAACGGGGCGGGAGCAGATTGAGGCGGACAAGCTGCAAGGCATCGTCAACACGCGAATCACGATCCGTTACCGACCAGACGTGGTTCCGGGTATGAGGCTGGTCTGGAACAGCATCAATTTCAACATTCGCGCGGTTATCTGCGAGGAAGAGCGCGACCGATTCCTGCAATTGACCTGCGAACGGGGCGTGGCAACGTGAAGGTTAAGGCCACAATCCGTGGCGGCCGGAACCTGGCCCGCGTTCTTCGCACATTGCCGGACGATTTACAGCAGCCCGTCAAGGACGTGATCCGGCAGCAGGCAGAGGCGGTTCTGCAAGCAGCAAAATCTGCGGTGCCGGTGAAAACGGGCGCGCTGCGGGACGATATCCGCATCCGCTTCACCAACAAGGGCCTGCGGGCGCGGGTTGGTGTGTTTCGGCGGACAAAGCGGCAGTTAGCCAAGGGCGTCAGCACGTTTTATGCCGCCTTCGTTGAATTTGGCACGCAAAGAAGCAAGCCAAAGCCGTTCCTTTTTCCGGCCTTCAGGGCGCGGAAAACAAGTGGCCGCGCGGCGATTGCAAAGGCCGCGAAGAACGCACTGCAAAAACAGGCAGCCAAGAGGGATCGGACATGAGCGATTCATCCTGGCCGGTTCAACAGGCGATCTATTCAAAACTTTTGGCCGGAACGTCCTTCACAAATTTGGTGGGGACGCGGCTTTACGATCATGTGCCGGTTTCGCCTGACCCCGCGACGTTTCCCTACGTCGAGGTTGGCGAAAGCACGGGCGAGCCATACGACACAAAGACTGAGCGCGGCTTTGAGCAGACCATAGTCATGCACACATGGTCCCGCCAGCGCGGCCGTCGCGAAGTGAAGCAGATTCATTCGGCCATGTACGGCCTTTTGCACCGGGGAACCCTAGCAGGGACCGGCTTCACCTTCGTCAATCTGGAAAACGAGTTTAACGAGATTTTCTCTGATCCCGATGGGCTGACCTACCACGGGATTCAACGCTATCGGGTCGCGACACAGGACTAGGAGTCTACCATGCCTGCACAAACTGGTCGGAGCTTCCTGCTCAAGATCGGAACGGGGACGGCTGCGACCACGGTTGCAGGTCTTCGTTCTTCCGGCTTTTCCGTCAACGGCGAAACCGTGGACGTAACCACCAAGGATTCGCCCAACAACCTGCGGGAACTGCTTGGTTCCGCTGGCGTGGCTTCGCTTTCCCTCACGGGTGCGGGCGTGCTTCAGGGCGGCACCCAGACGCAGTATTTCTTCAACCAGGTGAAGGATCGCACCATCGGCACATATACGACGGTGTTTGATGATGGCGATACCATCGTCTCGGGCTTCCAGGTTGAATCCTTCGAGGCGACGGGCGAGCACAACGGCGAGCAGACTTACAGCGTTTCGCTTCAATCCTCCGGCACATTCTCGATTGCATAAGCCATGAACCTACAACGCGGCGACGTGCCCGTGACCATCGCGGGCACTGTCTACACCATGCGGCCTTCGTTTGAGGCGCTGGCGGCTATCGAGGAAAAGACCGGCGTGGGGATCATTCCCCTGTGGCGTCGGTTTGGGCAGCAAGATTTCGGCATCCGTGACGTTGTGACGGTTGTGACCGAGGCTGTCCGGGCGGGTGAAGGCAAGGTGCCGGACAAGTTCCCGGCGCTTATTGTGCAAACGGGCATTTTCACTCTTGCCCAGCCCATTGCGTCGTTTCTCACCAATGCGCTGGCGGGAGACAAGGCAGAGGGAAACGAGGAAGCCGCCGCGCAGTAGACGCTATTCCGTGGCGGCGTTACCGAGAGATCGGCATGGGCATCCTGGAATGGGTGCCCGATCAATTCTGGCGGTCAACCCCGTGGGACTTGTCAGCGGCCTTCGATGGCTGGCTGGAAAAGAACGGCCACAAAGACGCGATTGAGCCGTTGTCCCGTGAGGAATTTGAGCAGCTAAAAACGAGGTTCCCCGATGGCGGTCATTGACCAACTGATCGTCCAGTTTTCGGCGGACTTTAAGGAACTGTCGCGCGAATTGAACAAGGCGCAGGGCGAAACCTCACGCGCGATGCGCGGCATGGAGAACGCGCTAAAGCCCATTGGCACGGCTTTCCGGGCCTTGGGTGCGGTGGCGGCTGCGGCTGGCGTCTCCCTGTCTGTCGGCTTCGTAAAAAACACACTCGACGCGGTTGGTGGCATTGGCGAGTTGGCGGAACAACTTGGCACGTCCACTGAAATGTTGCAGGTCTACGAGTTTGCCGCAGCGCAGGCCGGTGTTGAGCAGGGTCAGCTTGAGGCTGGTCTGAGCAAGCTGACCAAGACGCTTGGCGATGCGGCGGCGGGCGAAGAGACGGCGGTCAAGGCGTTTCGCGCCCTTGGGGTCGGTGTTCTCGACGCCAAGGGAAATATCCGCGACACCGATACGGTTATTGCGGAGATTGCCGACAAGATCGCCAGTGTGGAAGACCCCGCCAAGCGCGCGGCGATAGTCGTTGATGTGTTCGGGAAATCTGGCCAGCGACTTCTCCCGATACTGTCTCAGGGCGCAGCCGGTCTGCAAATTTATCGCACTGAGGCGCACGCGACTGGCGCGGTCATCAGCGACTCCCTGACCGGCAAGGCGGACGCTGCATCCGATAGCGTCGCCAAGATGGTCAAGTCATTCGAGGCGCTTACCAAGCAACTCGTCGCCATGGCTGCGGGGCCGATTAAGGAATTTGCCGACGCTTGGGTGAATGCGCTCAAAAAGATCAACGAAAACTCGGCCTTTGACAAACAGATCAAGGATCAAAAGAGCCATATTGAATTGCTTAGGGAAGAACGCCGCCTGATTGAGCAGATTGGCCAGATGAAGGGGGCTGTTGGTGAAAACCCGCTCCCGAAAAACGCAGCCGCCATTCGCAAGATGGAAGAACAGGCAGCCGCTATTCGGGCACAGATCAATGCGGCGGCCACGCCAGCCACCGTTGTGCCCGCAGCAGCGACGGGTGGGGGTGGCGGTGGAACCATTCCGCGCACCCAGGCTGAGATTGAAAAGGACCGCAAGGACTTCGAAAAGCGCGAGGCCGCCCTATCCGAGCGCCTTATGGAAATTGACGAACGCAAAACGGAGGCGATGCTAGCCAACCGTCAGGCGTATACGGATGCGGTTATCGCGTCTGGCATTGCCATCGCGGATGCAGAAAAGGCTTACCGCGACCGCATGACGGCGGAAATGAACGCTGTGGCCGAAGGTGTGCAGAACCTAGCCGAAGCAAATGCCAAAGTGGCAGAGGAAAACGCCCGCGCGGCGTCCGATGCCGCGCGCGAGTTGGGCTTGACCTTCACGTCTGCGTTTGAAGATGCGGTGGTGGCGGGGAAGAAACTGTCGGAAGTCCTGCAAGGGCTGGCACAGGACCTGATTCGCATTATGGTGCGGAAGACGGTCACGGAACCGCTGGCCACTTTTGGGCATGACTTGCTGAAGGGCCTTAACCTCTTCGGCAAGGCAGGCGGAGGCACGATCTCCGGCCCCACGCTGGTTGGCGAGCGCGGCCCCGAGGTCTTCAACCCCGGAGGATCAGGTACGATTGTGCCCATGTCTCGCATGGGTGGTGGTGCTTCCGTCACCTACAACATCGACGCCCGTGGCGCTGACCCGTCCGTGCTGCCCCGTTTGCAAGCGATGCTAGACCGCAACAAGCGCGAAGCCGTCGCCATGGCGGTCAACACCGTGCGCTCCCGCAACGCCCGCGAGCCCGCCTTCCTGGGTGGCCGCTAATGGCCATATCCTACCCCGTCACAATGCCCACGACGCCCGGCTTTGTGTCTTCCACCTTCGGCATCGAGGCCAACACCACCGTATTCACGTCGCCCCTAAACCGCGTCGAGCAGGTGCTTGAACGTGCGGGGGCGCGGTGGGTGGGCAGCTATGTCCTGCCGCCCATGCGTCCGTCCGTGGCGGCACAGTGGCGCGCGTTTCTCATTTCCCTGCGAGGCCGCTACGGCACGTTCTATGGGTTTGACCCCGATCAAAAGACGCTTCTGGGCACCGCCACCGGGACGATCCAGGTTAACGGCGGATCGCAGACAGGGAATGCGCTGGCGGTTGATGGCATCTCGGCATTGGGCACCATTCTCCGGGGCACCTATATCCAGGTGGGCAACTACTTCTATCTTGTGGTGGAAGACGCCACGGCCAACGGATCGGGCGAGGTATCTCTGACGATTGAGCCTGCCTTGCGCGAATCTCCGGCGAACAATGCTGGCGTGACGGTCACAAACCCCAAATGCGTCATGCGGCTGGTAGAAGATTCCGTAGTCTGGACCGGGGATCGAACGTCGAACATCACCCTGCAATTCTCAGCGGTTGAAGCCCTGTGACGCGCGATATCACGGCGGGCGTTGCGACGGAGGTTGCGAAGTCGCGCCTCCGTATGGCGATGCTGGCGGAATTGGTTTTCGACACGGACCCGCTTTATGTGTGGTCCGGGCTTGGCAGTCTGGTTTGGGATGGCCGGACGTATCTCGGCACGGGATCGCTTGGCCGGATCAGTCAGATTGAGGAAACATCAGACGTTAGGTCCAATGGCATTCAGCTATCCCTCTCTGGCATCCCGTCCGCGCTGATTTCGGTTGCGCTGGGCACGCAATACCAGGGCCGGGCGTGCCGGGTGCGGATGGCGTTCTTTAATGCCTCCAACGTCCTGATTGACGATCCTGTACAGGTGTTCTCCGGCAGCCTTGACGTGATGCAGGTTGTCGATTCGGGTACGGCCTGCGAGATACTCGTAACTGCGGAAAATCGGCTGATCGACCTGGAGCGGCCGAGCGAGGTTCGTTACTACACGGACGCGGACCAGCAACGCTACTCAACCGGCGACTTGGGTTGCCAGTTTGTCGAAAAATTGCAGACAAAAGAGATTGTCTGGGGGCGCAGAAGTTCCAGCCCTGCGCCCGCGACGGGCCCCGGTGGATCGACGCCAACAGCGCCGCCGCCCGGTAGTGTCGAAACCACAGACGAATTTGGCAACAACGTGTTCTCTCCGGCTGGTCCCGCGCAGCAGGACAGCAACTTCGGCATTTGATGCAGCGCAAACCGGATTGGGCAAAGCACCTACTGGCAGAGATACAGGCCGCGTCAGATCGGCCTTTTTCATGGGGCGAGCACGACTGCGCACTATTTGCCTGCAACGTGGTCAACGCCATGACGGGCACGGACCCTGCGCGGGAGTTTCGCGGCAAGTACAATACAAAGGCTGGGTCAGCCAGACTATCCATAAGCTATGGCGGGATTGGAAAGTTGGCAGAGGCAATCGCCCTTCAGTGTGGTGCGCCTGAAATCAAACCATCCCTTGCGCAACGAGGCGATGTTTGCCTTATCGATCTTGGCGATGGCGATGAGGTGATTGGCGTTTGCCTTGGGGACAAGGTGGCGTCATCAACGACCGTTGGTTTGGCGTTTCTTCCTTTTAGACTTGTGACCAGAGCGTGGGGTGTCGGGCATGGCTGAAGTTGCTGCCATTCTCGCCACCAAGGTTATATTCAGCATCACCGTTGGGCAGATTGCTTTTGCGGCAGGCAGTCTTCTAGTTTCAACCGTGCTGGCCCCCAAGCCCAAGCTGGGCAACCTGTCTGCGTCATCTCTTGCGGCAGGGCGGCAGGACTCCATCAGGCAGGCCAATGCGCCCCGC